CGGAGAGGGCGATAGACAGGGCGATATCAGAAGTGAACGGTCATTTTCTTGACCAGTGTCATGTTGATGCAACCGACTGTGCTATCTTCGTCGAAGGAGAGAAAGGGAAGGTTACGATACTGATCGAAGCGATCTTAGCGTAACCCTATATAATGTGCATTTGAGTCCCGTTCGTCTAGTGGTCTAGGACTCCGCCCTTTCACGGCGGCAACAGGGGTTCGAACCCCCTACGGGATACCACATACAATTGGAATTTATTATGAAAAAGCGTGACTACTCACCCGAACAGGTATACCGTCTACAAGGTACCGTACAAATCGATCACACCCTCGCAAAGATGGGTGCTAGGAAATTACGCGAACTGTTCGAAGAACATGAGTACATCAATACATTTGGAGCATACAATGGCCAACAAGCAGTCCAACACGTCAAGGCAGGACTCAAAGCAATCTATCTCTCAGGATGGCAGGTTGCCGCATCCGCCAACTCGCACAACGAAGTTTATCCAGATCAGTCTCTTTATGCTGTTGATAGCGTTCCCAATGTTGTCCGCAGTATCAATAATGCATTTAGAAGACAAGACCAAATCGAATATTTGGAATCTGGAAACGGGTTTGAATTTGCCCCTATTATTGCCGATGCTGAAGCAGGATTCGGAGGAGTTCTAAATGCGTATGAACTTGCAAGAAACCTTATCGAAGCAGGTGCTGCCGCTGTTCACTTTGAAGACCAAGTTGCTGCCGAAAAGAAGTGCGGACACCTTGGAGGAAAAGTTCTTATTCCTACTAGTCAGGCTATACGCAATCTTAACGCCGCTCGCCTTGCTAGTGACGTTGCTCGCACCGATACTGTTGTTATCGCTCGCACTGACGCCGAGTCTGCGAAACTAATCTCAAGCAACATTTCAGACATCGACAAACCATTCATCAAGAGAGTCGCGCAGGGCACTGCGGGATCTATTCAATGTCGTACACAAGAAGGGTTCTACCAACTACAAGAAGGTCGTGGGTTGGAGTTCGGTTGTGTGCGCGGTCAGGCATACGCAGAATACGCAGACCTCGTTTGGTGCGAGACATCGACACCAGACTTGAAGGATGCGAAGCGTTTCGCCGATGCAGTTAAAGGTGCAGTTCCAGACGCGATGCTCGCGTACAACTGTTCACCATCATTCAACTGGCGCAAGTCAATCCCCGGCGATCAAGAACTAAAAGAGTTCCAGAGAGAACTAGGTCGCATGGGATTCAAGTTCCAGTTTATAACACTTGCTGGTTTCCACCAGACTAACTATGCAGTCTTTGATTTCGCAAACCGATACAAAGATGAGGGGATGTATGCTTACAGTTTATTACAGGAGGCAGAGTTCGATGCAGAAGAGCGCGGATACACCGGAGCAAAACACCAAAGAGAGGTTGGAGTCGGCTACTTTGACGCGATTACGACAACTCTGGGTTCTTCTTCGACCGCAGCGATGGCGGGTTCAACCGAAGAAGACCAGTTCTAAGGCGGCACCACCTAATAAGTGTATATGGGATCTGGAGAACGAAGGATGACTGATATTGCAGAATCACCCATTTCCAAAACAGGTAATGAGGAGTGGGATAAGACATTCAACGAATGTTTTTGGGAGAACATGAGACAGGTGATGTGGAGTCACTCGTGTATGTTCAACGGACAGCACTACGTTGCAAAGGGTTACGAGTGTAACTGGTGCGGTTGCAAGGAAGAGGACGAACCGAAACCGGAATACGTTGAGGTCGTAGGTGATATTGGTCGCACTCCGTCGGCAGTTGATGATGCCGCAGATGTGATGAGTGGATACAATCGTTTTAAATCAAGGAAGAGATAATGCCAATAAAGTACAAGCGAAGTAACGTTGCGAAGAGTCGTCTGAAGAAGACCAAGACGCAACACTTCTATATGCACCAACTCGACAATGCGCAGCTCTGGAAGGAGTTCGACAGTTGTAATGAAAAGAAGTATAAGAACAAGATGCGCACTGAGTTGTACAAGCGCGGGTTCAAGTTAGAGGACTTTGCCGAACGTGGATGATATCGGTCTGTTAGGTCTCCTAGCAGTTTTCTTGTGTCCTATGGTGTTTGGTGGTATCACGATGTACTACTCACACAAGTCCATACATAAGTCAACCCTAGATAGATGGGAGAAACAGAAATGATCTCAATGTGGTGGCCTCTTGGCATCATCATGGTATCGCCGATTCTTTTTTTCTTTGCAGGTGCTTACGGCGATTACCAATCTACAGGTAAGTGGCCGTGGACACGTAAGAAGAAAGATAAAGTGAATTCGGGGGCGAAATTCGGATGAAGTTTAAGATAGTGTACAGAGAGGAGAACGAGTCAATCTTCCCTTGGAAGTCTCGTTACCGTGGTGTCGTATTATGGCCATACATGATAATGCGACCAAAGAAATACGCGACGGGATCAGTCGCACAATCTGAGTTGATGACACGACGATCACTCGTTAAGTTGTATCGACACGAGTTGCAACACTGTTATCAGATCAAAGAGAGAGGCGTCATCGGGTTCTACGTCCGATACGTATTCTTGAGTTTCGTGAAAGGTTACTGGAACCATCCAGATGAACTAGAGGCGCGTCAGTACGAGAATGAAAAATTGACCCCTTTAGAAGAGAAGTGGCTCCACGAAGGGGTCGTGAACTTAAACGATTTGAACGACTGAACAGACGTTCGACTTGTTATCCACCAGAACACGGAGCCTAGATTTTTCATTTATCTTGTTTCCGTTGTTCTTCACCACGACCTTTGAGTCTGGTGAGATTTTTAAATCACAGTCATGTGAAATCTTGACATCTGCATGATCTTGTGATACAATGCGTATGTCTTTTGATGAGATGATCAGTTGATCGTCTTTACAGACTGTGACTGAGTTTGCAAGTGCTGTTGGTGTGAATAGACACATCATCAACGCAATAGTGTATTTCATTTGCTTTCTCCTGTCGTCATCACGACGACTTTTGTTGCCTCACGGCAGTTAATGGTGTTACAGTTTTATGACACTGTTATAGTATATATACGTAATGTTAATTTTACGTAAAGATTTTTTGGCGAGTAGTTCAGTTGGTAGAACGCGTGACTGTTAATCACGTTGTCGCAGGTTCGAGCCCTGCCTCGCCAGCCACATTGCGAGAGTGGTGGAATTGGTAGACACGCTGGTTTTAGGTACCAGTGCCGCAAGGCGTGAGAGTTCGAGTCTCTCCTTTCGCACCAATTTATAATGAACCAGTGAGAAGATAATGACCATGAAGGCAGGAAAGATTTGGGGACAAACAGAACTTATTCACGCGAATGGCGTGTTGGAGTTTCACCGTATCGAGTACAAGAAAGGTTTCAAGTGTTCCGAACATCTCCACCAATATAAGTGGAACGGGTTCTTCGTAGAGTCCGGTCAGATGATCGTGCGCGTATGGCAGGACGACCAAGACGGTCTTGTCGACGAAACCATCCTTAACGCAGGCGACTTCACCCAAGTCAAGCCAGGCAAGATCCACCAGTTCGAAGGACTCAAAGACGGAGTCGCATTCGAGTTATACTGGGCGGAGTTCAATCATAACGACATCGTCCGTCGCACTATCGGCAGTAAATCTTAAAAAAAGTGCAAAATTACCATTGACACACGTTTCTAAATCAAGTACAATTACTCTGTAATTTGATGATGAGAGATTAATTGTTATGACCCCTGAACAAGAATTTAAGAAACTTTTTGAACGAATGTACGAACTGTGTCAAGAGAACGATTGGGGAGACCCATTCTCTTATGCTCGTTCGCGTGAGATTCACATTGCCGGTACACTAGGACATGAGATTAGTCCTACCTTGTCTGGTGCCGACGGTATCGACGAAGCTGGTGAGTGTGAGTACAAGTCGACCATTGCTAAGAAGATTCAAGGTACATACAACGGCATCTCTGTCCAACCATCTTGGTCAGATCAAGTCAAGTACCTAGAAGAGAAGAAGATCTTGAAGTACGCCCATCACTATTTTGCTCGATACAACGGTGGTGAGATCGCTGAGATTTACCGATTGACAGGTCGTCAAGTTTTTGATATAATCGTACCCAAATTGAAAAAGAAGTTTCCAAACGCCGCTGGTAAGAAAGATCCACGTCTAGGCGCTATGGTGACACATACTGAAATCCTACGAAACGGAGTTAAGGTTTTATGATAGTAGATTATGATCGTGTAGACGGTCTTTACAAAAAGCGAGTTAGTGGCGAGTTGAATGCCCAAGAGGTCAACATCGACCCATTCTTTAAAGTGGTAGACAAGGAAGAACGTATTGCGGAACCCGTTAATCGCGTTCAGGTTAGAGAGTATTTGGTTGATCCTAATAAGGTCAATAAGATTGCCCAACTTATAATAAGAAACGGCGATCGTAATATCGACCCTATGGATATCGTTGTGAATTATCCCAACGATGCTGGTCAAGCCATCATTGGTGGTAACCATACTTGCGGCGGTCTTTTTGAGGTAGGTCGCGATTCTGGAAAAGCATTTGTCTACGATTTCTTTGAAGATTTTGACGGAAATAAAGAGAACGTCAAGAGATATGCGAACCTTGTAAACTGTCCAAGTGACGGTAAGTTTAGTGACTTTATCACTGAACATGAAGTCAAGCGAGAATTGTATGACTTGATGGATGCTCGTCAAAAAGCTGGACTTGAGGCAGTACCATCGGAAGAAGAAAAGAGGAAGCTTCTGCAGCCATATCCTTTTGTCAATCTAGCTACTCTAGGACAGTGGATCGGACATCACCCAACTTACGGCGGACGTGTTGCACCAAGAATCATGTACGATCCAGCGAAACTTGCCAGTATCCGAGTTTCATATGAGCATATGGAAGCATACAAAGGTTGGAATATTTTATCACCAAGAACTTTGAATGCGGCGAACGAAGAAGCTCTAGCGGCGGCAATAAAGAAGATCACAGAGACGGGGATCAAAAAAGTTCTGATTCCGATTTATGCGAGTACAAAAGCACACGCAGATAGACTCGCTAAGGGTGAAGTGCAGGCATCGATTCAAAAAATGTACGACGAAATCGGTGAAGTGTTGGGTATTACCTTGAAGGCTGAATTCTTAAAGTATGAGTAAATCCTTTGCAAAAGAACTGACATATTCTGTCGGTGGTAATGATGAGTGCTACACCCCAGACTATGGGGTGACACCTATCTTAAAATACATACCCGTGGGTGCCACTGTGTGGTGCCCTTTCGACACTGAAGAGTCTGAGTTTGTCAAGCAAATATCCCAACAGAATAAAGTTGTTCGATCCCATATATGGGACAACCAAGACTTTTTTGAGTACGAACCAGACAGATGGGATGTGATGGTATCCAACCCGCCATTCACTAACAAGAGAAAGTACTTCGAACGAGCATTGAGTTTCAACAAACCCTTCGCTCTAATCATGACTAATACTTGGTTGAACGATTCTGCTCCTAAGCAACTGTTCAAAGAGAAGGATCTGCAACTATTGATGTTTGAACGTAGGATGAAGTTTAATTCTCCAGACGGTCGACCTAATGACAAAATCACGTTCAGTTCTTCGTATTACTGCTGGAACTTTTTACCCAAGCAAATTATTATGGAGACTTTCCCTGAACCAAAATCTCCACTTGAGGAGTTTATGTAATGCCCCCTAAGCAAGGACGTGGTGACCCGATGGTGAGAGCAGACGGTCGCAATAAACCAGACCGCGAATGGTACCCCGAAAACTTCGATTGGTACCTCAAGTGGGTCGCATCTATTTTAATCCTCGCATCCCTTGCGATGCGTTCCGCAGGACCAGAGTACCGAATGTACGATCTCGTGATCGGATTCATGGGTATCATTCTGTGGACGTGGGTGTCGGTCATCTGGAAAGATCGCGCGTTAATCATGTTGAACGCAATTTCTGGATTTATGATCTTGACAACCATACTACGGGAGTGGTAAAATGGACATCGAAAAACATATTGCAACTTGGGTGTATTGGACCTATCGAGATTTGAAGGTCAAACCTGAATGGTTAGAACGTGACTTCCAGAAGTCAAAGGTAATTTTAGGAATAGATGATGGCGAAGAAAACACCGAAAATCGACTACAAGTTCAGTGAGGATAGACTCATCGCAGAGTTCGCAGAATACGTGGACGCAACCTACGACCAACACTACGCGAAGCAGAAGTTTCAGGCGACTGAGTTTATCGTAGACGGTGGCCACGGTACGGGGTTTTGTATTGGAAACGTGTTGAAGTATGCGCAACGGTATGGTAAGAAAGGTACCGAAGCAGACGCACGTAAAGACCTAATGAAAGTTCTCCACTACGCACTGATTCAGTTACACGTACATGACCAATCTGCTTCTAACTGATAGAATTCGTTACGTCGGTCTAGGTGACCGACTTGACGCCCTAGGTGTCGCAAAGATCATGAGCAAAGAAGGACGCGTAAAGATCCTTCAGCCCAATGGTTGGTTCCGACAACTAGAAGAACTCACGGAGTTGTTCGATCTCAACTGCGTTTACTATCACGGTAAACCAGTGGATCATGAGACCTACAGAGTCCACGATCCGGACGGAGACCACAAGTTCTGGAGTGTCCGCGACTACCCTCGATTGAGCGTCGATCTCGATCTGGAGTTGCCGAAGAAATTCGTGACCATGCAGTTTGATGGTACACATAATCATAATAGGATTCGCAATCCTCAGACAATTATGTCAGAGTGGCGCGAACAGGGGTACGACATTATCCAAGTTGGTGGTAAGGCGACCGATCCAAGGTTTGCACCCAAGGCGGGTAATCTCAAAAACATAGCTTACGCAATGTCTAAGTCTCACGGACATATCGGTGTCGATTCGGGTATGATGCATCTCGCAAAGTTCTCAATGGACGCAGATAAAATTTGTGTATATACAGTTATGGAACGAAAGACTAGTTTTGTGTGTGCCCTTGAGAAAAAAGGAGCACTTATTTTAGAGCACTAGGAGCGGTAGTTCAGTTGGTTAGAATACCTGCCTGTCACGCAGGGGGTCGCGGGTTCGAGTCCCGTCCGCTCCGCCAACTTTCGAGAGAAAATTATGAGATTTCTTTTAGTTGTAGTATTGACAGTGGTAGCAAGCTGTAGTACAATGGGAGAACAAGTGGATAAAGGTCTCTGTCTCAAGTGGACTACCTTTACCTCTGAGAGACTAGAATGTGCCGGTGGTCGTGGTGTTGCGCAACAAGTTTGCGTAGTGCGAGAAATACAAATGGCGCACTGTTTAGTTTGGGAATGGCCAGAAGGTCGTCCGGAGGGTGAATCGTGAACAAGTGGATTCTGCCCGTCGTAATGGTTACTGGATGTGCCACACAAGAAGATGATCGTATCTGCCTTGAGTGGGAATCCCGAACAGAAATTAAAGAAAGGTGCATCCCCATGTATGGCAACTTGATATGTGCGGATGAGGAAAGAGTAAGGCACTGGTGTGTTCTATATGATGAACCCATCGGTAAACCGGATGATAATGATGCGTAAAAGTATAACCCCATATCTTCTGAAGTTGGATGACCGACTTTGGGACGAGATCGAAGACAACCGAATGGCACTGAAGGCATTGTTTCCTTCAGGTGTATCCAAGAAAGAGTTTATCCAGAATGCGATAATCGCATACAATCAATCATTTGTTGAGTCTGGGGTTAAAGAGAAACTAAGACAAATCCGACCAGTGGAGATTGAAGATCCGCTGTCGCCATACTACGGGGAGTAAAAATGGCAAGAGGTAAGTTAGAAACCAAGCGCCGTCGTGAAGGTGCTTTAGAGCGTCTCCGTGCGTCAAAGTTCTTTGAGAAGAACGATCGCACAGAGGCAAAGTGGCAGGCACGTAAGGACAAGGAGATCGAGATTCTTGAGATCGCCCTTGGACTCAAGCAACCTGCTAAAGTGAAGAGGGAGGAGATCTCCCTCGATTGATAAGGGGAATGCTATGGAAATCCTAGCAGTTGTAGCAGTAGTTGTAGTAGTGTACTTTGTAGTACGTAGTCGCGGAGGCAAAGGTGGTTCAGGTGGATCCGGCGGTGGCGGCGGTAGTAACCCTAACGACAACCTGAAGTAAGAGTTAGTCCCGAGACGACTCTAAACTCGCTCTGGTCGTTACGCCCGTCTCCTGAGTATGAGAAAAACTGCTCTACTAATTGAGGAAATGTTATGATACACGAGTGGAAAATTTTTTACAAAGGTATACAAGTAGGTCTCACCTATTCATTGACAGAGTACGGTGCGAGAGAGCGTTGGTACAACACACACTCTAGGAGTGCAAGTAAATACTCCGGTCTTTCGTTTGACGACATCTTCGCAAAGAAGGCATGATAGGTCTTTGGAAGATTTATATAAACGGGAATTTTATGGGGATCGTTTCGGCGGTCACCAAACACGGAGCCTGCGAGAAGTACTGCGCAGTCTTTGGGATTCCCACGGACATGACTCATACGGGTCACGTCCACATCGTAGCAGAGAGGTTCAAATATGAGCTTTAAATTACCAAGTCCCAACGATATGGGCAACGTGGTCCGTGACTCTCTCCATCATTATTTGGAGTGGCACATATGCGAGCACTATGGTGTTCACCGTGTAGAGGATCTTTCAGTAACTGAGATTACAGAAGTCATGGCCGAATACTTCAATCAAAAATCCGCACGTCTTGATTCGATGGTTGCGGAGGCACTGAGACTCGCGATCGGAAACTGGGAGTCCAGTAACGGAAAGGGAATCCTATGAAAATTTTAACCATACTAGTATTGATGCTTTTGCCATTGGGGGCTAACGCGCAGAAGTATGGTACAGACAATTTTAGGTTTCTGGAAAAGGAATACGAAAATCTTACGCCAGGCGTAGAGTTCGTTCTAATGAAGAACGAACGAGAATACGATGCAGTGAGACGCAAGCACCTTGGAGTGCAGTGGGACACGATTAGTGCGTTTACCTACTGGAACCAAGAAAAAGGGACTTGTAAGATCTATATTAAAGATCCCGCATGGAAGTACGAACCAGAGTTGATCGGACACGAAGTCGCTCACTGTATCTGGGGTCGATTCCATAACGGACGAAAGGGGATGAAGAAATGATGTCGAAGTTGTTTGATGTGTTAGAGGAACTGATTCTAGGTTCCATCGTGATCGCAACGATGTTTGCGGTTGGGGAAGAGATCTACCGTTTGATCGACGCAGGGACAGTCGCACTGACTGATCTTCTGCTTCTCTTCATCTATGCAGAGGTTGTGGGTATGGTTGCGATCTTCTATCGAAGTCACCGCATCCCCGCAGTCCTACCGATCATCATTGCGACTACCGCATTGAGTAGAATGATCATCCTACAGAGCAAGGACTTGGATCCTACGATAATCCTGTTCGAGGCGGGCGGTATTGTTCTACTAAGTATAGGTGCATTCATCATGACATACCGCGATCGGTTTGTCAGTGAGGATGAACTCCAATAGGGTCTGATTCCCCTATCCAAATAACTGAATCAGTGGTGCCCAGAAGAGCAGAGAGTCTCGTTCCTCTCTCAAATCAACGAACGAGTGGTACCGGAGGCTGGAAAGAATTGGCGGGTGTAGCTCAGTTGGATAGAGCGTCGGTCTACGAAACCGAAGGTCATAGGTTCGACTCCTATCACCCGCGCCAGAAATATTGGGGTGTCGCCAAGTGGTAAGGCAGCGGGTTTTGATCCCGCCATTCGGTGGTTCGAATCCATCCACCCCAGCCATATGTGAGGAATAGTATGAGTTTTATTAGTGAAATGCAAAGACTGCAACAGAACATCAAGGAACTGGCGCAGACATTCGAAGCACTCAAGGACGCGGTCGATCAACTGAATCCACCGGAGTATCCTAACCAGTTGCGCGAACCAGACACGACAGACCTCGTAGATCAAGAGACACCAAGGAATTCGATTGATGACATAACCCCACAAGAGTGGAACTCTTTGAGGTTCGATAGAGATTCCAAGTCATAATATTAGGTGGGCTGGCTGAGCGGTCGAAAGCGGCGGTCTTGAAAACCGTTGAACCGAGAGGTTCCGTAGGTTCGAATCCTACGCCCACCGCCATTTTTGTATAAATAAATACATCTATCATCAACAGACTGTATTACAATGAAATCTTTCAAAACATTCCTAGACGAAGGTGTCAACGATCCAGCAATCTTCAAGGCAATTTTCCTTGCAGGTGGGCCAGGCTCTGGTAAGTCATTCATCGTCGGTAAAACCGGACTGACCTCTATGGGTTACAAGGTCGTCAACTCTGACGACGCATTCGAAGCTGCCATGAAGAAGGCAGGTATGGAGATGGACCCAGAAAACATCTTCTCTGTGAAGGGTCAGGAAATCCGTGGTAAGGCAAAGGCACTTACAGGTAAACGACAGGCACGTTACATCGAAGGTCGTTTAGGACTAGTCATTGATGGTACAGGTAAAGACCCAGACAAGATTGTGACTCAAGCAAGACAACTGATCAAGTTAGGTTATGATGTCGCAATGGTCTTCGTAAACACCGATTTAGAAACTGCTATCAAACGTGATGCCGCTCGTAAGAGAACTATCGGTGAAGTCGAAGCGACTAAGTATTGGAAAGAAGTGCAACGCAATATCGGTCGTTACCAACAGTTGTTTGGTAAGAACAATTTCCTAGTAGTCGACAACTCAGAAGGTAAGGACTACCAAGCAGAGACCCTACGCGCATATCGTGATGCGACAAAATTCACTAACAAGGCACCAGACAATCCGAAGGCGCAAAAGTGGATTGCGGACGAAAAAGCGAAAGCAAAAAGGTCTTGACACCCCCCACACACTGTAGTATAATTCCTCTCGAAACTTGAAATAGAGTATTGAGAGGCTCTTAAATTATGCAACGCTTACTTACTGTAGCGGTATCTAGTGCACTTATCAGTGCGTGTTCTGGTGGAGGTTCTGACACCCCACCACCCGTCGTGACAGACCCTGTCACATCCACACCCGTAACGATACCTGTCGACCCCGCAGTCGAGGCACGTGAAAATCTACTCACGTTACTTGACTCTACGTCACCGACAGGTACTTACGAGGCATACATCCTACCCGCAAGTGATGACTTCGACAACATCCCGCAGGATCCCAGCAATGAGATCACCGCAGAGAAGGTCGCACTGGGTAAGTTAATCTACCACGAGACTGGTATCACTGAAGGTGACATCGAGTCTAGTGAAGGTACGTTCTCGTGCTCGTCTTGTCACAATGCGCAGAACGGATTCAAGTCTGGTATCCGTCAGGGTATCGGTGAAGGCGGTATCGGTTTCGATCACCGTATGGTTATGGAAGGTGTTGACCTTGCAGACGTTGATGTCCAACCCGTGACATCTCCTACAGTTCTAAACACTGCGTTCCAAGAGGTCATGTTGTGGAACGGTCAGTTCGGTAACGAGATCGGTGGTGTGGTCAACGTGGGTATCGATCCCGACCGTCACTTCACAGAAGGTACACCGAAGGAAGCGAACCTACGTAACCTGTCCGGACTAGAGACTCAGGCAGTCGCAGGTCTTGGTGTTCACCGTATGGGAACGGACAATCCCAATTCACTACTACGCACCAACGAGACGTATCGTCAGATGTTTGAGGACGCGTATGGTGTCGCAGAACCCGACGACATGTTAGAGGCTGCCGCACTTGCGATTGCCGCATTCGAACGGACTGTCCTATCTAACGAGGCACCATTCCAAGAGTATCTCCGTGGAGATGAAACTGCGATGACTGAGAAACAGGTCGCAGGTGCAGAGGTGTTCTTCGGTAAGGGTAACTGCCACACGTGTCACAACGGTGCCGCACTATCGTCACCCAAGGGTGCGATGGCAGACGATATCTTCATGACGTTGGGTTTCCACGATCTCGATATGTGGGAAGATACAATCGGTGAAGTGAATGAAGCAACACGTGAGGGACGTGGGGGATTCACTGGAGATACACTGGATAAGTTCAAGTTCAAAGTACCGCCACTTTACAATCTTATAGATACAGAAGTATTTGGTCACGGTGCGTCGTTTGCATCTGTTGAGGATGTGGTTCGTTACAAAGTAGAAGCGATCCCACAACACCCACAAGTAGAAATTGGCGACCTTGACTACAGGTTCACTCCTCTGGATCTAACAGAAGATGAGATCGCGAATCTCGTTGAGTTCCTAGAGGTCGGTTTGAAAGATGACAACTTGATGCGGTATGTCCCTGAGTCTTTACCCAGTGGTAACTGCCCTGTTAACAACGACGAAGTGTCGCGACAAGAGTTGGGTTGCGACTAAGAGAAGGAGACTTATGTCTTACAAAGAATATCACGGTGACATCGCTAGGGTCTGCGACCAGTGCGGTTACATAATCGAACACATCGAAGACGCAGTTACTCAACGTGATATTCTTACAGGTCAACTAAAGTTCTATGCAAAGGCACTCAAGGTAGACTCGGAATACCGAGAAACCTTGCGCCAATCATACGATAAATGCGACGATTGTAAGACATATAAATAGGAAGTATAGGGGCTATAGCTCAGTTGGGAGAGCGCTTGATTTGCATTCAAGAGGTCGTGGGTTCGACTCCCTCTAGCTCCACCAGTTCCCCCGCTTGCGCGGGACTCGACATAAGATTGGATAAGCGCAATATGCCGTGCGCCCACGAACGTGATCTCTCAAACGTGCATGTTGAAAATGCCTTGACGTTCGTCGGATCCAACTTGCCATCACATGTCCTACGGAGTCCTGCGTAAGCGGGGATCTTTTTTATTGACACGCAACAAAAGTTGTGGTACTATTACATTATGTTTGAACACGTATTCACAGAATTAACCGAAATGAAAGCTGTCACCACTGAGAAGGGGCGACAGTACCGCACACCTGAAGGCATCGACCTTCCATCCATCACAACAGTTCTCTCGATACTGTCTCGTGAATCTATTGCAAAGTGGCGAGCTAGAGTAGGTCATGAAGAAGCGAATCGCATTTCGCATCGTGCATCATCTCGCGGGACACGAGTCCACGAGATCGTAGAGAAGTATATCAACAACGAGGAGAACTTTAAAGATGGATATACTCCAGATATTATTAGTAGCTTTAGTGATCTTAAGCCCATTTTGGATAGCCGTATCGGTAGAGTATATGCACAGGAAGCCCCTCTCTACTCAAACCACTTGGGAGTGGCTGGTCGCGTCGATTGCATTGCTGAGTTTGATGGTCGTCTTTCTGTCATTGATTTCAAGACATCTATGAAACCCAAGCGGAAGGATTGGATCACCAATTACTTTATGCAAGAGTCCGCTTACGCAATCATGTGGGAAGAACGAACAAATCGTCCCATCACTCAACTTGTCACCATCATATCCGTAGACAACCACGAACCGCAGATCTTTGTCGAACACAGAGATACGTGGGTCCGTCCCCTACGCGAAACAATCGCACAATACAACAAAGAAAATTCTCACAGTTCCCTTGACATATAAATAGAACCATGTATACTCACCATATCAAATTATTAGGGAATTGGTATGTTAAAGTTTAAGAATTTCATAACAGAAGGTGCCTCTCTGACTACGGGCCAGATCCTGAATCCGGATCGCTCGTTTAGACTAGAGTTGTTCCTTCGTAAGTACGTAGGTAATGAGCCGTTTGAACTGAAAGACGGTGGTACTGTTGTACTGAAATACAACGAAGCAGTGGCGAAAGCACTAAAGTCGGGTAACGGAAAAGAAGCAAACAAGATTGGACTAGAGACTGCAAACGGTGAAAAACTATCGTTCGGTAAACTACTGAAGAGTAAAGACTTCGGTGGTGGTATAAGTGGATCCGGTGGTGGTGCTTCGCAAACACGCGCCGTTGAATCTGCACAGTGTGTTTACCTACAAGCGATCTGGGATAATCCACAGACCAAGTTTACGCCGGAAGAAATCGCTAACTCGTTTTCAAAATGTCATACCGACGCAACACTTGAAGAGGTGTTGGGCATCACCGATGATTGGGTGAACTCTTCTATGTCGGTCGCAAAGGCACTTTACCGAAATCTAGGCAAAAAGCGATACAGTTTCCACAGAGGATCGGATTGGGTAAACTCTATCACCGGAAAGAAGGGTGTGTGGTCTGTTCTCAACAGACAAGAAAAACTGTTTCAAGACGCTAATAAGTGGAACCCAGCAGACATCTGGATTGTTGCTGAAGGTGCAGAAGGTAAGTACGATCTACAGAACGCTGAGAGTATTACACAGTTGAATCAAAGTCTATTGAAGGCGTGGGAAGCAAGAGACATCATTGGGGTGTCTCTAAAACTTGCTGGATCTAAACCAAGAATACAGATCGTCAACTACAAGAAACCATTCAAAGCACCTGTTTTCCAGTCCGTCTCTTACAACAAGCGCGGAGACTTCTTCAAGTCAAAGGACGGATATCTCTTTGGTCGTGGTGGTATTGAAGTCCAGTTCAGAACCTTCCCTACCTTCCAAGCGGAGGTAATCGGTAAGAAGGCGAAACATGGTAAACTCTCTCATGGTGGGATCGAATCTATTTTGAAAGATGTTACAGGTGGTTCATTAGATCCTCGTAAACAACTAGAGTCAGAGATACGATCTAAAACCTCTGTCTTCTTGGATCGTTTCCACGCGATGTATTCTTCGGCAGTATCGGATCCGGTAGACCGTCAAGAGTTCGAGAAGAAACTGCAAGGCAAAGATACAAACTGGTTAGTCTCAAAGTACTATGTAACATCTATTTTTTCGCAGATCAAGGGCAGAGAACAGGAGTTCCTAGGTCGAATATATCAGATTGCGAAGTCTCAAACGAAAGAGTCTTCTATCCACTTGAAGGTGTCCTAATGGAAAACTTCTCTTCCTACATCACCGAACAGAAAAACACCCATATGACCCACATTGAGGACAAGGTTCTCTACGGTGGTGTCGATGGGACGCGCGAGGCGATCAACGCACTGCGCGGACTACGTGATATGTTAGCGGGAAAGAAGGCGGGTAATGTGTCGGTCAAGTGGGACGGCGCACCCGCCATCTTTTGTGGCACCGACCCGTCAGACGGTCAGTTCTTTGTCGCGAAGAAGGGCATCTTCAACAAGAACCCGAAGGTCTACAAGACCGACGCAGACATCGACGCGGACACCAAGGGTGACCTCAACACGAAACTGAAACAGGCACTCAAGTATCTCCCAGATCTAAACATCAAGGGTGTCGTCCAAGGCGATTTCCTATTCAGTCGTGCAGACCTACAAGGTAAGAAAATCGACGGACAGAAGTACGTCGTCTTCCATCCGAACACAATCGCATACGCAGTACCTTGGGAACAGGCGGCAGACCTACGCGCCGCGAAGATCGGTATCGTATGGCACACGACCTACACCGGAGATTCTTTTGAAAACATGAAGGCGTCATATGGTGTGGACGTATCCAAGTTCCGCAAGTCGCGTAACGTATGGTCGCAGGACGCGATGCTCCGCGACGTGACTAACGCAACCATGAGTGACAAGGACACCAAAGAGGTCAACTCTCTACTGACCCAGATTGGTCGTCTATTTAAACAGACATCGTCCACTACACTCAAGTCACTCGAATCAAATCAGAAACTCGCACAGGCGATCGAGACGTACAACAACTCGTTTGTTCGTGCAGGTGCACTCATCCCAGACTCTACCAAACACGTCACGGGATTGGTCGCAAATCGCCAAGCGTACTACCAGAAAGAGATCGACAGTAAGAAGTCCCAACGTGGAAAAGACACGTGGATTCAGAAATATGCGGACGAAATGAAGTTTTTCTCCCCCGATAACAAGGCAAATCTCGTAAAAATGTTTGAAATGCAACGTTTGATGGTACTGGTGAAATTAAAACTTATAAATAGTTTGGACAAACTAAAGACGATCGACACCTTCGTTCAGACAGTTGATGGATACCAAGTCACTGGTGAAGAGGGATACGTGGCGATCGATACACTTGGTGGTGATGCGGTGAAACTGGTTGATCGTATGGAGTTCTCATACAACAACTTTTCATCTGATATATTGAAAGGGTGGGATTCCGCCCGAAGATAATGGGATAAACCAAAGAGGATTATGACTGTGGAGTCATTTAAACAATTTGTGGACGAAGTCCTAGATAACGCCCAACGTCGCAAACTTGCAATGCGAATGAAAAAGAACAAGGCGAAAATCGCACTTGCTCGAAAGAAATCCGAACGCAAGATGGCTGACATGGACACACTAAAGAAACGTGCACGACGTGCTGCACGTAATCAGATGGCAGATAAACTCGCTAAGGGTAAGTCTAAAGAAGAATTATCAATCGCGCAGAAGAAGAATATCGAGAAGCGCCTAGACAATCCTGCCATGCAGAAGAAAATTGACCGTGGTGCCAAGAAACAACTGAAGGTTGTTCGTAAGGCAGAGATACAACGCAAGCGCGGTGGCGGTCAAAAGTAATGATAAAGAATTTTTCACAATACCTCGTTGAAGAGGAGCGTGAAGTATTTTTCACGTTTGGTCGCATGAACCCGCCCACCATTGGTCACGGCAAGGTCATGGATGCACTATCAACCAAGTCGGGTAAGTCTGACTACAAAGTCTTCGTGTCGCAATCTCAAGACCCGAAAAAGAACCCGCTGTCCTATAGTGACAAGATCAAACACACACGTAAGATGTTTCCAAAACATGCACGAAACATCATCGCAGACAAGTCGGTAAAAACCGCAATCAATGCGATGGTCGCTTTGTATGACCAAGGTTACAAGACAGTAACGATGGTTGTTGGAGAAGACCGTATTACAGAATTCGATGTCCTGTTGAAAAAATACAACGGGACGAAGGGCCGTCATGGCTTCTACAATTTTAAGAATATTAACATAGTATCTGCCGGTAAGAGAGATCCAGACGCTAGTGGTGTGGAAGGAATGTCCGCGTCTAAACAGCGAGAGAATGCAGCGAAAAATGATTTCGTAACGTTCGCGCAAGGCGTTCCAAAGTCTATGTCCGATAAAGACACACGTCGACTATTCAACGACGTGCGTAAGGGCATGGGACTAAATGAAGCCCTAGAATTCCGTAATCACCTAGAACTGAAACCAGTATCTGAAACCCGCGAACAATATGTTGCGGGTTCTCTGTTTGAAGTTGGCGATACAGTAGTCATCAAAGAAAGTGATGAGGTGGCTACTGTATCCGTTCTAGGAGCAAACTACGTCATTGTGGAACACAATGGCAAGAAGTCCCGCAAGTGGTTAGACGCAGTCGAGAAACTTGAAGAGGACGTGTCGCAAAGACAGATAGACGACCTAGAGAAGTTCGGTGATCGTTTGTTGAAGAAGTTCAATATCGACATCGAGTTCACCCGTCATTTCGCAGATCGTATGAACGACAAGCGCAATGACCCAGAGATCAAGGTCGCAGAGATTCAGCGCTTGTTCAAGAAGATCGCAAAGAACAAGGGCAAAGACATTAAGAAACACGGAGATGCAGAGGCGGTCCTCAAGGATATGCAGTCAGATCTGAATCTTCCGGTTGTTGTAAACTACAAAGACGGTGAGTTTGAGGTGGTCAACAAGACCATCATGCGCAAGAAAGGATTCAAGACAACGAGTCCAGAGATTAAGTACGAAGCAAAGGCGCAGGATCCAGACATCAAGGATCGTGAAGGAACTCAACCAGCGCGATACCACGCAGGACTGAAGAAGTCCACCAAGGCGAAGAGAGACGCGCACTTCAAGAAACACGGTAAGAAGGCAGATGACGATAACTCTGCATACAAACCAGCGCCAGGCGATGCAACCGCAAAAACCAAACCATCGAAGTATACCAAGGCGTTCAAGGACATGTATGAAGAACAGGATCAGATCCTAGAAAACTGGGTGACAGATCTTATGAACAAGTTGGACGCCAAGTCTATCCATAGGAATAAATATAAAAAGGTCGCACAGTACATCAAGAAAGAACTTGAGAAGTCTGGCGACAAACGTTCGATAGAATACCACGCTGCTGATACTATTCGTAAGTTCAATCTGGACATGGATACAAAGGCACTCGCGGGTATGATAAGGCAATTGGCATGATCAATTTTAAGAAGTACCTTGAAGAAAAACGATATGGTCTCTACTCCGAAATTGATTTAGGAGAAGGTCCAGACGGTATCGCAGCGAAGGCGAAAAAGTCGGGTATCTCACCGGACACCCTTCGCAAGGTTTATAATAGAGGTGTTGCTGCATGGAAGACGGGTCACCGCCCAGGCACCACACCGCAACAATGGGGAATGGCAAGGGTTAATGCCTTCATCGTAAAGAAGAAGAAAGGTAACCTGAACCACGACAAAGACTTAGCATAAAACTCAAATAGAGGTTTTAAACAAAAAATGGCAAATCAAATTTTAGCGGGTGCTGTGTTTCAGGCTGGTCAAGTAATTGCCGGTGTTGACGCAGATAACCCACCATACGTAGGACCACCACAACCAAAGTCGTGGAACTTCGACAACCAATACAACCACAGCACATACGTTTTAGTAGATGCGCACAGTGGTATGAAACTATCAAATACTAGTGGTTGGACTCTTGAATTCTGGTCCAAGTTCGACGGAAGCCCAGGCCAAGAAAATATTATCGAGTGGAGTGACGGTGATCACATTTCTATCACTAGCTGGGAAGGTGGTAACGAATGGAAATTCAACACCAACACCGGTCAGAATATGACCATAGCATTTGATAATGTTGGTGGAAGCTTCCCATCTCTGTGGACAACTGGAAGTAATGATGAATGGAGTCATGTGGCATTTGTAGGTACTCCTACGGGATCTGGTAGTGTTCGAATTGATTTCTACCTAAATGGTGTTAAACATCCACAAAACTACACATCTTCACAGACATATGGAACCGCAGGTAACACGCAGATTGGTAAGTACCTAGATGGTTCTATGTTCGACTTCCGTATGAGCAGCACTCCACGTTACACTGCGGACTTTACTGCACCAACTGATCTACTACCAATTGATGGGAATGTCACTTTATCGACTCTACGATATGAGACACTAAGTGATGAATCTACATACGGTTCTTCAGTTTCTGTAGTCGGTGACTTTGGTGTTGAACCAGTGCCACAAGAGAACTATCCGTTCACACCTGTTCCACCACCATCTTATACTAACTACAGTACAGAATATACAACATTAAGTGGTGGTTCACTTGTTGAAGTAACACACTCGGGTGGTGTTCATAACCTAAATGCTACCATCGATTCTATGACCGATGGAGATGCACTACTTCTTTCTCCGGGCGAATATGAAATTGATGGTGTAACTGACACAACTGATGGTGGAAATCCTGATAATAGTTACACCAATGATTATATGCGTATGAAGAATATCGCTCTTGTAGGCAAGTCGGACAATCCATCCGACATTACTGTTCACTTGAGAGAAGGTCCAGCAACATATATTGATGGTGGATACGATCCTATATTCGGTGCATATAGTGGTGTAACATCTGATTGGTTAAGACACTTTGCTTATCTGAGAGTGGTCAGACACACCACTCAAACAGTGCCATATGGAGTTGCACTTGCTGGATACCATGCGGGGCCAACCAAAGGATATGCTAAGAATGTCATATTTGATTTAGGTGGTTCTTCAGTGTCATGGAGATATAATAACGCCAATACCTCTCAGAAGGTCAAATTTGAAGACTGTTCATTCGTAAATTATAGTGAGTGGGTAGGATCTTATAGTGGTGCGGCAGGGACAGTGGTAGTAGAAGACTGTGCATTCTCTGGAACCGGAAATTTGGGCGATTCTAGGATATCTGTTTCAGGAACTAACATTGAAAACGTAACGTTCGATTATGCGTTCAATTACACACCGACCACGTCTGGTCACTTGAATGAAGCAACAACATCTTCAACGGTTAGCATTTCTGATCCAAGTTAAATACTATGAAAAAGTTTACTGAAATAAGAGAAGCAAGGCGGTCTGCACAAGACCGTCTTTCCGCACGTGCGGCAAAACATGGTCTTGGTTCGCAGAAGCGACTAGACAAAATTAAGAAGTCTGCTGATTTTTTCAGTAAACCACCACCATCTTTCTCTAAGGACGAACTGAAGAAGATGGGATATGCAGTTGAAGCATCGTCGCCTGAACAACAGGCGGCGATCGCTATTGCCAAGAAGGCGGACAAGGTAGTTAATGAGGATATCAACGTCAAGAGCATTGACATCTTCAAGGCTGCCGCAAAGGATTTCGAAAAGAACAAGGACATCAACTTCCAGTCCATCGCAGACGCACTGCGCACGATTGCGACGATGGTGAGATCGTTGAGTATGAGTAAGTCCGGACGAAGTGATTATAAGTCTGAAAAGATCATCAATAAACAGGAAGTCCGAATCAACAACATCATCAATAAGACGATGTATGGTAAAGGTGGCGCTACTCCAGAAGGAAGAGAGATCAAGAAACTTCTGACCAAACACGGACTTGATCGCACATTCAACGGATTGATTTTCAACTCCGTAGACGAAGCAACCATCCTGAGAACCAAGACTACACGAAAGCAGTCCGATGCGTCTAAAAAGAAAGACCAAAAGAAAGCAGTAAAAGTTTTTAAAGACATTAAGAAAGGAAAATATCCTAATGTCAAAATTGGTGAAGAAACACTTGACGAAGCATACTACCGTGGCCAACGCAGGGCGACACCAAAGAAAAAGGAACCACCAAAGATGGGTTCCAAATCAGGTTCCGGTTATGACCTTTACCATAAGTCCTATTCAGGTGCGTTACAACACGCATACGCATGGGCGAAGAAACAAGGTCACATAGTAGATCCAGACGACATCGATTCGAAGGTTGCATCTGGTCCTAAGAAACCAAGCGAGGGTCGCACTAACAGTTTCACATTGAAACTCAAGGACAACCCTAAGAAGATGCTTGCTGTCCAAGTGTATGGCATGGGTGGTGGTAAGTACGAATTAAACACGTATATCACGTAAGGTATAAGAATGTCAACAGATATTTCAGGCGGAACTTCGGTCGCCGCAGGAACAGTCATCGCAGGTATTGATGCGTTAAACCCGCCAGTTCCCACTGTAGAAACTCCATCTTGGGTAAACTCATACAGTCTTATCTCGCTGGGACTAGGTTTATCAGACGAACCGTATGAACATGTCCAAGGGGATTCCGTCCTTACTGTTCACGGTAATGGTGTCACTGCCGATACAGCAGTTGGTGAGATAGATGGTGAGACTGGACGACCAATCATTCAGTTTGATGGTAGTGGAGACTACATCAAAATTGAACATCCTACTGCATTCAAGTATGGTACTGGTGACTTCATGATCGAAGGTTGGTTCCTTACACGTGGTAGTGGGGCCCCACAAAACGTATTTGCGCAGAGAGACCAAGGTGGTCCTATTCTAAGGATCGAGTCTAACGGAAAACTAAAATACTTCCGTGGTGGTGGTAACAACATGCAAGTGTCTACGCTGACATTAGACGTGGATACTTGGTACAACTTTACTATGGTTCGTGCTGCAGGAACAATGACGATCTACCTAAATGGTATAGAGTACATGAGTTTCCCAGAGACGTACAACTTCAGTTCACTGACCGAAATTCAAATCGGTGGGTGGGTGAACGGACCAGAGTGGTTCGACGGTGCATTGTATGGGTTCCACATTACTACAGAAGTGGAAGTCCCAGAAGTCCCAGCAGAACCAGAGTCGTTCGGTCTGCATTCGGGTGAAGTATACTACACAGGGTCTCACTACGTAGGAGTTAACGACCACACCGCAGGCAGTGACGACTTTACGTTCGAGACTTGGTATAAGTTCTCATCGACAAACGACTCTTGGGGTCGTATCGTTGAAGCAGGTGCTTATGACGCACCAAACACTTGGAGAATCAATCAGAACAACACCTCTACCGAACTTGTATTCCAAATCGGTGGACCATCTCCGAGACAAGAAATTTTCAGTGGGGTTAACGTAGTATTAGACGATTGGAACCACGTTGCGGTTGTTAGGTCTAGTGATGTTATCACCATGTATATCAATGGTGTGTCAAGAGGTACTCTGAACTATACAGGGTCTTTCGACACTCCAATCAAGTACTTGGGTGTAGGTAATAAGAGTGCAACTAACGGAGGAATTGAAAACTTCTTCCACGGATATTTGAGTGATCCAAATTACTCCAACTACGCAAAGTATACCGCAGATTTCAGTCCATCCGGTGACCCAGACATTCCATTCTTACTTAATGGTGCAGTCGCTGACGGTGGTACCGGAACTGCAACGGGTAGTATCTCGTTCGGAGATTGGAACTTTGGTAACGGTAAGCAAGATGCGGACGCAGGAACCACCAACCCAACAGGTTCGGTTGTTGCAGAAGGTCTGCGAGTCGTCGCACCACAGTGGTCATACGGTGACTGGTGGATTGAACCAGATATGACAGGTGCTACACAAGTTAGAATCGCAGGTAACTACAATAACAGTGGTGGGTATGGTACAATCCGTGTGTATCAAACTAATGGATATGCGCACGAGACAACACCAACCTCTAATTGGACTAACATTATTTACAACACCAACGGAACGGACACTTTCGATGTGACAATCCCGTTGATCAGTGGTAATTCAAGAATTACTATTAGAGTATTCAATAACAACGGTCCAGCTACTATTGAACAAGTACAGCTACTATAAGGACAACATATGAGCAAATCGAAGAAACCACGTAACAAGAAAATGTCTGCTGCGAAGAAACAAAGACTGCAACAGGCGTCCGACAACAACTACGGGGGACTGAATTTCAACCCACTAAATAACAAGGGTAGTAACACAAAGACAGTCAATCCAGTTGCAGGAACGAAGGTATTTCGAGGAGCATCAAGAGGAAGTTAAAAATGATAGATTTTTTTGAATTGAGAGAGAACTATCGCGCTCTCGCAGTTAAAGGTATGGGTACAGAAACCAAGAAAGACGCAAGAGTCGGTCTTGAGTTAGACTACTATGATGGTTCTGGTACTAAGAGGTCGGGAAAGATCACGAAGGTTGGACCGAAGAGTTACATCGTTAAGGACGACAAGGACGGTAAGAACCGTCAATTTTTATTCCACGATCGTGCCAAGGCGAAAGAGATACTTGCAAAGAACGAGTCCGTTGAACTGGACGAATCACTAGAACTAGAAGAAAGGAAAGAACCCGTTAAGGTTCCTAGAGCAGTTTTTGATAAACTGAAGAAAGGTTCTTTGGTTGATCTTGATTGGAGTGGATCAATGTCTGCTGGTGCTGGTGCATTCAAAGTCGTAAGTAAGTCGCGCAGTGCGAAATACGATGTCGATAAAATCAAGCTTGCGCCTACAAACGGAAAGAAGACAGTTCCATTTTATCTCTATAGTCGCTCTGGTGGAGACGCAACTTTGGCGATCGGTGACATGGGAGCAAGTCTGACCAAATATAAGGTCGTCAAAGAGTAGGTCGAAAATGAAACCGTTTAACACATTCCTTGAAGACACTATTGACGCCTGCTGCGAGTCGTGCGCGGGTGAGACTCTTGTCGTCGAGGAATCGGAGTATCAGGGTAAGAAGGTGAAACTGAACAATCCGTTCCGTACACCCGATGGCCCAAAGAAGTTTTCTGTGTATGTCAAGAATGACAAAGGTAATGTAGTCAAGGTGAACTTTGGTGACCCTAACATGGAAATCAAGAGAGACGATCCTAATCGTCGCAAAAGTTTCAGGGCAAGACACAACTGTGACAACCCTGGCCCGAAGTGGAAGGCGCGTTACTGGTCTTGTTACCAGTGGCGATCAGGTGCCAAAGTAGATAATTGATTTCGTATAAATAAAAACATTAACCCGTAAGTCAGAACAAGGATCCACTAGATCATATAGATGACTTATATCATTTAACACATACTAATGGAACAATCGAAATGAGCGATAACTCCAAAGAACTGTATGAGCATGTGCAACGTGAAGAACAACGCCTCGCAAGAATCGAGGACAAGATAGACAAACTTTCCGATGCAATGATTAACCTAGCTCGTGCAGAGGAGAAGTTGATCAATATCGAGAAAGCAAACGCACAACACTTCGAACGTATGAACCGTTTTTCTCAGAGAATGGATGATATCGAAGATAGTGTAAACGAACAAGGCAAGACAGTGAAGGTGATGCAGTATATCATTACTCTAACCGCAACAGTCTTTGCCGGTGTGATCGTCAAAATGTTTTTTGACGCATAATTAACGGAGACTATGATGTCAGATATTACTAAAATTATGGAGGCATACTTGGGAATGGTCTCCGAGCGTAAGCAAACTGAAGAGACTGAATGTCCTAAGTGTAAAGGTGAAGGATGCGACCATTGCGATGGTAAAGGCGTCCACGAGAAGAAACTTGATCCAGTAAACGACAAAGAGAACGACAAGAAGTTCGACGATCGTAAGGACAAGGACATCGACAACGATGGTGATGTAGATTCTTCTGACGAATACCTACACAAGCGTCGTAAGGCAACTGACGATGCAATTGACGGTGGTAAGAAGCCAGCGAAGGAAGAGGTTGAGAAGGACGAAGAAGAGTCCGAAGAAGAACCAAAGAAGAAGAAGTCCCCAGTCCCACCTAAGAAAGACGACGGCGAAGAAGAGTCCGAAGAGCCAGCACCAGAGAGTGATGACGAAGAGGAAGAAGAAAAGCCAGAACCAGAAGGTGGTGACAGCAAGTTGAAGCAGAACCCAAAGACCGCTGACAAAAAGGCAGAGATCTCTAAGATCGAAACCAAGGAAGCGTTCGAAGAGTTCTGGGCTGCACTAATCGAAGCGACCCAGAAGTCTGCGAAGGGAGAGACTCCAGAAGATTCGACTACTCCAGATACCAAACGTGCTCAAGAAATGCATAAGGGTAAGTCTGATAAAAAGGTCGAAGACATGGAAGACGATAGTCACGACTCTGTATCTAAGGCGGGCAAATCTACTAAGAAGGCCCCAGAGCCTAAGTAGTGCATCATGACCTCGCTATGGGAGTACCTCGTCAAGTTAGTGGGTCTCAAAAAGACCCACGAAACTCGTGAAGGAAAACTACCTATACACAAAATGACCAAGTGGCAACTCGTTGATCTCGCAATAAAGGAAGGTGTAGATCGTGAGGATCCACTAAGTCGTCTCACTAAAGACGAACTGGCAGAGAAGATTTACCAGCAACGAAATACTAAATGTCAAGTCTGAGATTCTACGTGTTGACTAGTAGTGATATCGACACGCTTATTCGTCAATTCGACACCCTACCTAAAGACCAAACTACGGTCGTTATCAACACCCAAGACTCTGAATACGAGTACGAGGTGATAGGATACTGCGAACGAAACAAGATCGAGTGGTTCGCCACCGATTCCGATGGCACACCCGCAACGGGTAAGAACGCAGTCCTCAAAATATTCCTAGAGAGCGAACACGATTACATGGTCCACGTGGACGGTGACGATATCATCACGCCCTACGGAAAGAACTTCTACCGTGCGGTCGTCGACACCGACGCACCGGACGTGATCTGTCTCTACAACCAGATATCCTTCTCTCGATGGGACGACGGTCTACTGAAGATCTTAGACGCGAGACCAGACTCTCGTTCCGAAGACTTCATCTACTTTCCCAAGAAATACGTCCCCAAGTGGAGATACGAATCCGCGAAGAAGCCGGGGAGCAACAAAGGAGTAGAGAGTAAGGTCAGATATTACGAGAGACACCACCCCGAAGTTGATGCGGACAAACGTCTCCACTGGGCGATCTGCGCAGAAGAACTGACGGACTGGTGTCACCGATATAACGACAGAGGAAACTCCCTGAACCGAATGGTCTTTTTCTCGCGCAAGGCCGCAGAGTTGATGGACTATGACCCCGCGATTGTTGTGGGTGAGGATCAGGTACAATACTACAAACTAAAGAAACTGGCGTTCGACGGTGAGTTGGACATGCGGGTACATAACGAGAGACCTAGATACACATACCTCTATATGCAGGACATACAGAGTACAACACGAAACGATGAGGTCAACTACGATTGGAGAGAGTTGTTACTGGAACAACTAAATAAGATCAAACCGGACATGTACCCCGAAAAATACCAACTACCAGAGTTGATACCGCCATATTATGAAGTTAACAAGTAAGAGTATCGTCGTCTACGCCGCAAAGAACTACTACAACCCGACATGTATTGATGGGGAGGAGTTTTTTGATGACCTCAAACGTTTTAAATACGTTAAGCGTCTGATCAATCGATACTACCAGAACAACGACCTCGCAGAGCGTCTCATCCTCAATCACCTCATTGTGATCTTCAACGTGTTCGGTCACGAGGCAGGTGTGGAGATTCTCGCTGCAAAAATCCCACTCGAACAGTGGCCTGCTTTAAAACCTTTCCTTATTTTTCTCCGTGCGGTCCATAATACCGATCTTACCGGAATCAAAATGGATAAATACGTAGTAGAAAAGTTGAGAGGTCTCCGATGGGAATCCTAAAATCTGCAGCGGACTTAGTCTACACAATTCGTTTCTTGAAATTACTCGTTACTCCGTTCGAGGACACACCTGCGTTCAAAGCAGGGATCATCGATAAAGAAGGTAAGAAGAGGAAAGATTTCAATACCGACAAAATGGATGATCGTGAAAACTATCGCGACCACTATACCGCATTCCACCGTCTAGTCTATAACCTGAAGAAGATCATGGCAAAAGCGCCAGGCGGTCAATCGGTCATCGCACGTTACGGTGCAGCTCTTGCACTCATCAAAGAACACGGTGAACTGTCCGACAAACAGGTCGAGAAGATTCACGCAGAGACGGGCATCGACGTGGTGGATTTTCTGTTGGAGTCTCAGTCCAAGTGGTACCTAATCGAAGACGGTAACCTAGGGCCAGGCGTGTATCGTATGCAACACGACACCCTTACCGATCAGGCAGAAGACATAGTCCGTAAGGACGATCAAATTCGTGTCACCGACCACAACCACATCGACGACATCTTGGGCATCGCGATCTACGAAGGCGTCCATATCAAGACAGGACGCAGAGTCCTGTTCTCCGCAAACGAGGTCCGCAAGTGAGAACCCTAGAGGATCTACAACTCGACTTCGTCTTGGAGTCGATGGACAATCCGTATAACGCTCGCCTGAAGAAAACAGGGAAGACTGAATATCGATCTGACTTTACCACCGATGACGGTGACAAGGTCAGTGTTCACTTTGAGGGTGACGAACACATCGACGACTACGATGAGACGGACTGGGAGATCTCGTTCGTTCGCAACGGAAGTCAGGCGTTGACCGGAGAAGGAGATGCTATGCGCATCTTTGCGACCGTCATCAAGTTGATTCGAGAGTTCATCAAGAAAGAAAAGCCTGTCTACTTTAACCTGTCGGCCGCAAAGGATGACAAGAGCAACACCAGTAAGTTGCAGAGTCGTGAGAAACTCTACGGACGACTGATCAAACGATACATCACTGGATACAATATCCAACCAGAAAGATCCCGCAGTGGTACGACATTCTATTTCACTGCCCAAGAGGTCCAGATGGAGATGACCACAACATCTGGTGTCGCAGGCACCGGAGACGATACAGATACTGTGATTATCCGCCGCCGCAAGAAAAAGAATCCTGCCCAGATTGCACGTCGATTATTTCCCAAAAAATAATCAAAATAATACTTGTCACCGAACCGATTTTGATATATAATTCTACCCGTTAAATTTTAGGAATTGTATCAGATGAAGTGTGAAGATTATGGCGAGTACAAGGTCGTCATCCTTGAAACCCCCGACGACAACCCCGATGAAACACTTCGATCCCTAGATGCAGATACCCTAATCTTTGTATCCATGAAAGGATATACGGGCGATGACATCCCACCCAGCAGATTCCTAGTCAAAAACTTCCAGAACTCATTTGAGAACCATCTCATGTGGGAAGGACTTCTTGACGCTGAAGAACAGGAAGAGTACATCGCAAAATGCTGTCGCAAGTTCTGGGAGACCGGAAAGCAGATAGTGATTGAGAACTACGAGTTCCAACAGGACGAACCGTTCTACGACTACAGTAAGTAGTTGACGAAACCCCTCAGATTTGGTATAATGATCGATCTGGGAACAAATTATTAGTACAGGATAGCAATGACAGTAGATGTTAAATACGATCGTGACGATCTGTTGACAGATTATGCGGTGGGTATGCTGAAAGACTTCTATATGATGGAAGGGGAGACTTCTCCACAGGATGCCTACGCAAGAGCGTCAACCGCATGGGCCACCTTTCAAGGTGAGTTAGATGAAGACCTAGCAAAAAGACTATACGAGTATGTGAGTAAAAAGTGGTTCATGTTCGCATCTCCTGTATTGTCTAACGCGCCGCGTAATGGTGAGACCAAAGGCAAGGGTCTCCCGATCTCATGTTTTCTGACCTACGTCCCAGACACCCTTGAAGGACTGATTGACCACTCCAGCGAGCTACGTTGGTTGTCCGTGATGGGTGGTGGTGTCGGTGGACACTGGGGTAGTGTTCGAACAGTCTCAGATATCGCGCCTGGCCCGATTCCTTTTATGCACACGGTCGATGCGGATATGATTGCATACCGACAGGGTCGAACTCGCAAAGGGTCATACGCCGCGTATCTGGACGTGTCACACCCAGACATCATTGAGTTCCTAAACATCCGTATCCCTACGGGAGACGTGCAACGTAAGGCACTAAACATACACAACGCAGTCAATATCTCCGATGAGTTCATGGCGGCGGTTATCAACAATACGGACTTCGATCTTCGTGATCCGAAGGACGGTGCGGTCAAGGACACAGTCAATGCCCGTAAACTATGGGAACGCATCCTTGAGATTCGTTTCCGTACAGGTGAACCCTACCTGAACTTTATCGACACTGCGAATCGTGGTCTACCGATGGCCCTCAAAGAAAAGGGTCTGCGCATTCACGGGTCGAACCTATGCAATGAAATTCACTTACCGACAAGCGAAGACCGCACCGCCGTCTGTTGTTTGTCATCCCTTAACCTAGAGTATTATGATGAATGGAAAGACACTAATATCGTCCGTGATCTTGTTCGTATGCTGGATAACGTTCTCCAATACTTCATCGATCACGCGCCCGATAGTATTGCCCGCGCTCGTTATTCGGCAGAAAGAGAACGAAGTATTGGTTTGGGAGCGATGGGATTCCACTCACTCCTACAAAAACACGGTGTATCTTGGGAATCAGACAAGGCGCGAGAGATCAATCAAGTTGTATTCCAACACATCTCTGACGACGCTGTCGCTGAAACCCAACTACTGGCAGAAGAACGCGGTGAGTATCTTGACGGAGAGAATACAGGACGCAGAAACTCACACCTCTTAGCGATCGCACCTAACGCATCGTCGGGTGTAATCCTATCGACATCTCCGTCGATCGAACCCCTCAAGGCTTGTGCGTACACACATCGCACACGTGCGGGATCCTTCCTTGTGAAGAACGCGCACCTAGAGAAACTCCTAGAGGAGAAGGGTCATAACAACGAATCTACATGGTCTAGTATCATTACCAAAAAAGGGTCGGTGCAACACCTACCATTCCTTAACGAAGGAGAGAAGGCGGTATTCAAGACCGCTCAAGAACTAGACCAAAACTGGGTAGTAACACACGCTGCTGACCGACAACCATATATCTGTCAGGGTCAGTCAGTCAACCTGTTCTTCCCATCCGGTGCACCAAAACGATACGTCAACAAGGTGCACTTCAAAGCGTGGCAGTCCGGACTCAAGGGTCTTTACTACCTACGCACCGAAGCCAAGTCAAGAGCAGAGACGGTTTCGGACAAAGTCGAACGAGTCGCACTTGAAGACGATAACCGTACCATCATCTACGGCAAGAGTAACTGTCCGTGGTGTAAGATGGCGACCGAAGAGTTGTCGCTACGAGGTATGACGTTCGACTACATCGATCTGGAAGAGATCGGTAAAACCGCCGCAGAGGTAACTGGGCGAAAGGTCAAGACTGTTCCACAGATCTATATTGAAGGTCGATACGTGGGTGGTTACGAAGACCTAATGAGTCACTTGGAGAGTGATTATAACGCGACCGAATCAGGTGACGAATGTCGTGCCTGTGAAGGTTAACATAGTTTCACAATAACATTAATAGGACTTATATGTCGTCTTTACTAAAATTCTCAGAAACATATAAGCCGTTCCACTATCCGTGGGCGGTCGATTTAGCAAAGAAACATGAAGAGATCCACTGGATTGAGGACGAAGCAGAACTATCAGAAGATGTACAGGATTGGAAGACCAAACTGTCCGCCGCAGAGAAAGAGTTCATCACACACGTCCTACGACTCTTCACGCAGTCAGACGTTCAGGTAGGAGAGAACTACCACGAACTACTGATTCCAAAATTTAAAAACAACGAAGTCCGCAACATGCTATCATCGTTTGCGGCACGAGAGGCAGTACACCAACGTGCGTATGCCTTACTGAACGACACACTTGGTCTACCGGACGAAGACTTCCACAAGTTCCTTGACTACAAGGCGATGGCTGACAAGATCGACTTTATGAAAGAGGGTAATGTCACCTCTCATACAGGTCTTGCACTCGCGCTTGCACAGTCAGTGTTCAACGAAGGTATGTCGGTATTCGCGTCGTTCGTCATGCTCCTGAACTTCCAACGATTCGGAAAGATGAAGGGTATGGCAACTATCGTCGAGTGGTCCATCCGTGATGAGACTATCCACGTGCAGGGTAACGCAAAGTTGTTCCGCACGTTCTGCGAGGAACACCCTCGCGTGGTCAACGACGAACTTAAATCCAAGATATATAAGATGGCGCGAAACGCTGTCAAATTGGAAGACAAGTTCATCGACCTTGCATTCGATGGGAACGAAGTGCAGGGACTGACCAAACAGGAAGTTCGTGACTATATAAGACACATCGCAGATAGACGATTGCTTCAGTTGGGACTGAAGCCAAAATTTAACCAAAAAGACAATCCTCTACCGTGGTTGGACTGGGTACTCAACGGAGCATCCCACGACAACTTCTTTGAAAAACGAGTGACCGAATACTCAGTTGCTGGTATGGAAGGAGATGACTACGGATGGGAGGAATTAGAAGCTGAGGTAGCGTAATGGACGCTGAATACATTATTGAATGTCCGGTATGTGATATGACCACGGTGCTTCGTGTAAAGTACGTAAGCCTGTACGAAGACGAAGTGCCGTGTTATTGTCCCATGTGCGGAGCAGATGTAGAAGCCGAAGAGTCGGACGAACTTTAATATGAATCTAAAACAAGTAATACATTCCGTACCAGACTGGCCGGAGGAAGGAATCAACTTCCAAGACGTGACCAGTCTCCTACAGAACCCGCAGGCATTCCAACAGAGTGTCCGTACCCTTGTGAATCAACTCGAAGGCAAAGGGTATACGGACATTGTTGCCCCCGACGCCCGTGGGTTCTTATGGGGTGCGCCTGTTGCCTTGTACTTGGGTATACCTCTACACATTGTCCGCAAACCCAACAAGTTGCCCCCGCCCGTGAGATCTCGCAAATATAAGTGCGAGTATGCAACGCGTACACTAGAAATCAAAACGACTGCACCACTGAACAAGAATAGTCAGGTGTGTATCATTGATGACGTGAGTGCGACAGGCGGGACGGCACTTGCCATTGCAGAACTATTGCAGACTTTCGATGTCTCGAAGATCTCTTATGGTTGCGTCATCGACCTCGCGTTCTTGGGCGGCACAGAGAAATTACGTGGACAACATATCAAAACATACAGCGTGGTGACCTACGATGAGTAGTCTAATTTTTATCGCACTCGAACTTGAAGCGCCTAGGATGTCATCGTGGCAGAACGTTCACTTCACTGGTGTCGGTAAGGTCAATGCGGCAATGACTGCTGCAAAGATGATCGAACGACACAAACCAGACGTGGTCTGGAACTTTGGTACCGCAGGTGGTATCACTGTAGACAGCGGATTCCATCGAGTCACTCAATTCGTGCAACGCGATATGACGTGCGGTGGTATCGGTTGCGATCCCGGCCAGACTCCATTCGAGCAGGGCATCGTCCTTGGTGAGGGTGACGGTCTGACTTGCAGTACCGGAGATAACTTCGTCTCTGATCCAAACTTAGAGATCCCCGCTGACCTCGTGGACATGGAGGCGTATGCGATCGCTAAGGTCTGCGAACGTGCGGGTGTCGAGTTCCGTTGTTACAAATACGTCAGTGATCAGGCAGACGGAGACGCATCCGCTGAGTGGTCGAAGACGGTCGCGAACGGAGAACCCTACTTCATAAGGACTTACAGTACCTATAGATAGGTGCATGACATGGTTGTATGAAGACAAGATATTCGAACCCGAAGAGACCTTCCTAGAAGACTACCAAGGGTTCGTCTACCAAATCACCGAACTGGACACTGGTATGAAGTATATCGGTAAGAAGTTCTTTTGGAAACCCAAGACACTCCCTGTCACCAAGACCCGCAAACGCCGTGTCAAGACGCGCGTTCAATCCGACTGGCCCAAGTACTACGGGTCGAGTCAAGACCTCAAAGAAGCCGTCGCATCCCGTGGCGCAGACAACTACAAACGCGAAGTCCTCAAACTCTGCCGTACCAAGGGAGAGTGTTCCTACTACGAGGCAAAACTCCAGTTCGAGTACGACGTACTCCTACGCGACGACTACTACAACGCCTTCATTGGTTGTAAAATTCACGCGAAACACCTGCCAGAAATGTGACAAATTACCGAAAAAAAGTTCATTTATTTCGAAAATAAGTGTTGACACACGTTTCAAAAACGACTATAATTACTCTGTAATTTGATGATAGAGAGAGTAATTGATATGGCACGATTTATTTACCAGAGTGAGTGTGAGATCGAAGGTCTTGCAGACGAAATCGACTTCGGTCAAGCCCTGCGTATTATCAAAGGTTTCATGGATACCGATGACACCCTTGACGCTCTCCAAGGTTTCGAGAAGCGATACGAGAAAGCTGAGATCGAAGCGATGAAAGAAGACGCTCACCTTGACCTTGATTGGGACTGGAGATACGAGATCTTCTCTTACAACCTTCTGATTGATGGGTTCGGTAAACTGTTTGCGCCAAAGGAGGCATAATCATGATTTTGATTGAAAACATTAATGAGTTTGTGGGTCGTATCCCCACGGGTCACGAGTTGATCGTGATGGAAAAAGATGAAATCGACACTGCGATGACTTTGTTCGGTTTCGACGAAATCGGTATGTTTGACAATATGTTTGTCAACCCACAGTATGCTTTCTTGGAGGTTGTGTAATGGATGCAGTATTAGGTGATCTTTATAACGAGTTGATGTGCCTCGCGGAGATCCGTGGGGAGTTGTCTCCCGAAGACAACGCACGTGTTGAGGATGCGATCCTCGCACTTCAACTCAAAATCCAAAAGCTTGAAAAGGCAGGTGAGTAATGAGTGAAGTGAAGTGGTATTGTCGTGGTGAACTCGGGGAGTATATTCTCGATCAAGTTGAGTCGGTTCTCGATGGGTCTATTACCCGTCAAGCATTTTGGTTCAAGATGGATCGTCAAGGTCTCTCTGCCGATGAGATTCGTGACTTGATGTATCAGGAAGGAATCTGTTAAAAATTTACATAAAAAAGTTTTCAAAAAGTGTTGACAGACGTTTCCAAAAGATGTTATACTTACCCTGTAAGTTAATGAGATAGAGAGTTTTGATTATGACTGATATTTTAGAAATCCACGCAGTGACTGAGTACTACCGTTGTGCGTTCCGCCCCAACGATCCAGAGTTGACTGTTGCCGAAGTCCTTGACTTCATCGAGTATATGCAGTTGTTCTACTGCGGTGAAGAGGCAATCTACCCCTACGACTTCACTATCCCAGAGATCTGTCAAGGTATGATTGACCGATTCAAGGGTCGTCCGTCTTTTGACTTTGACGGTGACAGCATCGACCGCGAGATTGTCCGCGACATGATCTTGGACGCTCGCGAGCGAGTGGAGGCGGCGTAATGACCCAAGTAGAAATGGAACTCTTTGAGCGAATGCTCCAAACCCACGACTGGACGTATCACTACAGTGACGATCATCGTTACTACGTCAAGGGTCGTGATGAAGCCCAACGAA